AGTTTGAAACCAGTAATCCTTCGTTATACGTCGCCGCAGGCAGCAGCTCCATAACATAACCAGACCAGTCCGGAGTGAGGGCCTTACCCCCGATGGTCTCTGCACCAATGATGACCCCGGCGTCCCCGTTTCGGGTGACCCCCGTCATAATGGCCACATCAAATTCAGCAAAGGAATAGATGTAAATGGGGTTAGTTGGCACCACGATAGCCTGTGAACCAGGAACTAGCGGTGTATTGACCGGGTACTGCATTGACTGGGATGACCAGCCCGAGAAGGTTGTGCAAAAACTGGGGGCTCGCAGCCCCGCAGTAATCGCCATCACCGGACGGCCATCGTTGTAATCAATCAGAATACCTTCCGGCATTATGACCACCTCCCGACGACGACCCGACCACCACCGGACAAATTAACTGTCAGCCCATTGCCGTTGATGACGACAGTGTTATTAACACCGTTAAATGCGAACTCACCACTGTCGGCATATAACTTTCCGTGGAATTCCGGACTGGCATTCTTGGGCAGATTCCATCCTCTTATACCGGGAATGAAATTCGCCGATTGCAGAGAATCGGTAATTTTACCAAAATCAATGGACGCTTCCTGGATGAGCGCACTGCGAATAAATACCTGCCCGTTATAGACAAAGAATGCAGCCTTCCAGTTACCTGGATTGTTACCGGAATAAACGCCAAACTGATCCGCCGCCACTACAACAGTAGATTTATATGCCCCCCCATCTGGTTCAATTGACATGCCAAACCCGGCGCTGTATTTCACTCCATTCCTGACAATACCGAGATTAGTGACATAAGAGGCTTTCGCTGTACCGTCGATCTTTACTTCAGCAGTCAGTTTCTGGTTAACCGCAGCCGTCAGACTGCCTTCTGGTCCGATTGATGCCTGAACATAAGTGGACAGGTCAGCGAGCCCCTGCTCGGCGGTGGCCACCGTAGTTTTTACGACCAGAATGTCAGCGCGAACCTCACCGTACTGCACCCACTGACGCTCTACAGTGCCATGATTTGCCAGCGCATTTTCCATAACGCCCTCCAGGTTCGTATCGACACCGGCCTTAATATTCTGGAACGCGTCAGAGTTCTGAATCTGATCATCTATGATGTCAATCAGCCCGCCCGTATCCATAGAGCACAACGCCGGAACCTCAATAAAACCGGATGCACCAAAGGCGTTAACCGTTCTGATGTACCAGTAATAGGTATGTCCAACCTGTAGCTGATTGCTTGTCCATGTGGTTCCCATGCCTTCGCGGCTTGCATTCCCTTCCACGGTCGCTGTTGAGGTATCAGGTAGTTTCGTTTCACCTGACGTCCAGAAATCGAACTGCGTGGAAACATTAGTGATCGCCGCCAGACGCGGGATTAGCGTGACGGCAAAGAATCCCTGCTCAATATCAACATGGGAAGGTGCTGGCGGGGCTTCAATGCTGAATTCCAGATACCCTTCTGGCGATTCTGCCCCCATCTGGTTTACGGCAATAACGTGTGCTGTGTAGGTATTTTTCGGTAACCCGGTAAGACGCGTGAACGTACCCGGAGCCTGGACGGACATCACCATCTGACCATTGCGACGAATGATCACTTTGTTGTAGACCACCTGACCGATGTTCTGCCAGGAAAGAATGCCCTGTACTACCTGCCCAATTTCCTCCACGGTGTATTTCAGATTCTGCGGCTGCGCCACTCCACCGGATGGCAACTGAGTGAACGGCGGTCGCTCAATCGGTTTACCAACGGCGTCGCCCCAGACATCTGCTGTTTCCTGCTTCAGCGTCAGTTGCACGCCATTCTGAACGCCGAACTTCCAGTCAGTTACCCGCATCTCAACATTCACGATGCCGATAGACGGGAAATTCACCTTCACATACATTCCCGGGCGGTAACGGTACCCGCTCAGGTTCAACGTAACGTTCATGGTTCTGGCGATACGGGTGCGCTTTAACTTCACATCTGCAAGACGCTGGGCCTGAAATTCAGATGTCACAAATCGCAGCTTCATATCCTGCGATATTTCCACGCCGTCTTCCGTCACCCATTCACTGACAGATACGGAAGGGAAATCCGCTTCGGTATAACCCTGCTGCGGATCAACAAACGTACCCTTGATAGTGTTAACACGTTCCGCCTGAGAGACTTCCGGCATAATTTCGATATCACCGGCCAGCTGGCTCTCAGTGATCACCTCGATAGCGGGACCATAATAAGCCCCGACCAAAAGGCCATGTTTGCCCGCGGTATACGTTACATCCCCAGCGCATGCTGCCAGCATCCCTTCCAGAATACTGACCTTGTTTTCACTGAGATCGAACTCACCGTTAATCGTATAACGCTTCTCAACGGTATTACCGCCAGTAATCACATCCTCATCACAGATATTCGCCGCATCCTTAAACTGGTCCCAGAGAATATCAGTGTCGGGCACTTTCAGGTAATTACGGTAATAGTCCAGGATAACCAGCGCCGCATTATTGCTGTAACCCGTCAACCCCGTCCGTGGGTCATAAACAGCACGCCCGTATTTTTCGACCTTGATATTCGGGATACCTGACGGGAATTTTTCTGCACTGAATTTGAGGGATACACGCAGCCAGGTGATCCCCTTTCCGATCATGTCTTCTTTCCATGACGGACAGTTTGCCAGCATGTACGGATCTACGGTCTGGCGATTGATATGCAGTTCAAAAGACGCATTCTCCGGAAAACTACTGATCGGTTCATCACCCAGCCAGACGGTTCCAATGCTGGATAATGAGTGACCCGCCAGCGCAACAGCCAGGTGCAGCATTTCACCGTCATCCTGTTGACCCGGCTCTTCTTCTGAAAAAAACAATGTTCCCGCTGTCGTGGTGTGACCATAAACAACCGTTTTGGCGCTGGCTGCGGCACGAAGGACCTGTTTACGTTCCGATGTGTCACGGTATGAATCCAGTGATGGCTTCTTGGTCAGTGCCTGAGTTGCCACCTGAGCGGCCACGGTGATAGCCATTGCAATCCCGTAATACTGATATGATGCAGCAGCACCTGCAGCGACGGTCGCAATGATAGGAATAGCAGCAGGCATTAACGCACCCTCCAGACACTCAGCGGCTTAACCCGCAGACTGACAAGACCATTTTCGCCAGGTACCCATACAACACCGGAATACAACACCCCGGCACACCGCGCCCCGGCATTTTCAACAACGGCGATATCCCCTCGTTGCGCCAGCTTTCCAGGAACTTCATCGAGATAACGGGCCAGCACCTTTTCAAGCGAACCGCCGCCGCGCAATATCGCCTTTTTTGCGCCATATTCGCTGTCGTAGGTTCCTCGCCAGTCCGCCGCAAAATCCTCGCCGCACATAGCCTGAGCACAGTCAGCCGCGAACAGGCAGCAGTCATGACTACCCCATAAAAAAGGCCGCTTTTCAGCGGCCCTTATTACGGTGATTAATCTGTTATGCCAGTCCGGATGCTTCATGCTTCCTCACTTATAGGTAAATCCTGGTGCATCTTTTTTATTGCCCCAGTAAATTGAACGTTCAGACATCTGCGCCACATACCGGAATATGTGATCGCCGGGATAAGCGGCCTGTTGAGATTCATCGGTATAGCGATCGGGAAAAGGACGTTGCCAGTCCTCAAAAATATTACTGAGGGTGTACTGCAGAGCGTTCGTGCCGCCAGCGGTCGCCCCAGTACTGGATACTCGCCCTTTGAACAGGAGATCGGCAACCTGGACAACACCGTTATCATCCATGGCCACCAGATAAATTTCGGCATTTCTGCCCACGCATCGCTCATTCAGCGTGGTAGCAAAGAGGGCCATATCCAGACCTGAGAGGGTCATTTTGACCTGCGTTGGGCTGGTCGTGCTGGTTTCACTGGCATCATCAACAGAACCCATGCGCCCCATGCCGTAATAGACATAGCCGCCGAGAACCAGTGTCCCTGTACCGGAATGTACATAGACGGTACCGGATTCAAACTGAATATTAGCGGCGATCGCGACCGTCACCCTGTCGCGGGATAACCAGTCCACCATCGAATCCGAAAAGGGGGAATACAGCATTAAAATGCCTCCTCAAGCTCCAGCGTGTAACTGGTAAAAACACCCGGCACACGGTTACCTGCACCCTGCTGGTTATCCTTTAGTTTGAAAATGCCGTAAGGTTCCGCGACCTCGATGACGGCATTAGCAGGCGGCGAGCTACGCAACATCGGGGCAAATACTATCATTGCGGTACCGTTCGCTGCGCTCGTCACGTCGGTCGTAACCATCTTCAGCTCGTCATTAACAGTGAAATAATCGCCCTGTCTGAGCACCACTGTTCCCGGCGTCCAGCCCTTACTCTGGATCTGGGTTCCGGTCTGGTTAGCGCCATCAACAATGGGCGCGCCCGCTGGCGCTCTGCCACTTCTCCCCCAGTCGCGAACTTTTACCCTGCCATACTCGCCATCGAGGGAAGCCACCAGAGCATCAATACGCCTGGATTTTTCATCTGTCAGGTTATTGAAGGTCAGGGAACATACCCAGCGGGTGCCGGGGAAGCGTGCTGTCTGTGATGCCCCATTGAAGGGGGAACGGAAGGTTTTAGTATTACTCTCTGGTCGCCAGGTCAGCGACGCGGGACAGATATCTTCCGGCCATTCGAGTGCAGCCATAGATTCTCCTGCATTACTCTGCGCACGGCGGCGCTACTGATCATTTGTCAGGATGTTACTGATTTACATACCTGGTTATGGTTGTTACTCAGCCCGTCAATGGTGGGACACTGGCGAACTAATGTTAGGAGGGATGGCTGATTACCTCTGGATAAGGGAGTTATATGGACGAAATAAGTGCAAAAGTTCAATTTAATTCAAAAAAAGAAAGCCTGAATGAAGTCGCTGATGAATTAAATGATATTAAAATGATCCTTCTTAGCATAGCTTTGAAATTAGACAATGAGGGTCGCCAGCAAATCATTAAGGAGTTATCACAGATTGATTCCCCATCGATTCAGCAATGGGTTGGCAATCTCAAAGGACTGCATCAGTCTTAATCCCTAATTTTAAGGTATAAAAACCATTCGCGGCCTGATTTGTGGCCGCTTCAATAATCTTCGCGACAATATTTTGAGCATGCTCTTTTGCCCGCTGACTGTACCCTTCCAGCGTAAGTTCTGGCGTTAAGTCTTCGCTGTACTGAATGGTAGCGACGTTTTCTTTGCCAATTTTCACCGACACGTTACTACCAATGCGCTGTGTAGATGACATCGTCAAATTTTCTCCGAAAGAAATTCTTACGCCATTTTCTTTCGGGAACCCTACTTTAAATTCAAGTGACTCAACTCGTTGATCTAAACTCATAACTGTCTCCCGCCTTTCGGCTTAATGAATATTAATAATGGTTACACGCCAAGCAATCGCCTTGCCTGACCTCTATTAGAGAAATCCTGAAGCAAATCCTGACGCGCCTGTTTCGCACCGTCATTCGCGCCCTGTCGTGCGGCTTCCTGCATAGCCTGCTTCAGTGCAGCGTCTCCGTTACCGGAAATAGAGAAATGCTGCTGAATAGTTTGCTGGAGCTGAGCCCCGCCACCGCCAACAGAAGAAACTGTGTCATCCACCATACGAACGCCGAGGTTACCGTCAGCAGTACGCGTCAGGGGCATAATAGCTTCCGGACCAGCCTCACCCATAAGCCCCGCACCTTTTGCAAATGCAAACATCGTCGGGCTGTTCACGACGCCATTACGGAAACGACTCAGATCAGGAGAGTCCATTACACCACCCTTGGCGAATTTCAATTGAGATGCCGCACCTGTATAAGCTCCGGACGGTGTTGCACCGCCAGCGGATACTGCGCCAGCCACTGAACTACCAAACATCCCACCCAGTGAACCAAACCAGCCGCTATCTCCAGCCGATTTAAGCGTGTTGACCATAATTGCCCTGAGCAAGACTTTCTGCAGTTCATTCAACACACTGTTCGCCCAACTTGCCCAATCAGATTTATTACCACTGAGGGCATCAGCCATGTTATCCACAAGGCCATCAAGGGTGTTACCGACTAAATCTGATACCTGGGTGTAATAATCACTAGAAGTATCTACCCAGTTAGCCAAGCCATTCTGCGCACCGGCTAGCCAGTTCCCCTGCAATCTGTCCAGTTCATCATAATGTGATCGGTATTTGTCGAGTCGTTCCGCCAGCGCTTTATCCAGCTCCTGGTTATAGCGGTCATAATCCTCCTGACTACGAATATCGCCGCTCTGATAGCGCCGTTGCAAATCCTCTCGCTTCTCCAGAAATTCGCGTTCAATACTGAGTTGCTCACGCATCCTTTCGCGGGCCTTATCACCCAGACCTGCGCCAATAACATCAGCATCAAGGGAAGCCGCAGCATTAGCATTTTCACGCTGAAGATTCGAAATGTACTCAGCAAGTTTTAGGTTTTCCTCGTTCGCCTTTTTAACAGCATTCAGGCGATCAACTTCTGTAGCCAGTTGTTCAAGGCGTTGCTTCTGTGTTTCATTAAGTCCAGTTAGCTTGCCGTCAGCGATATCAAATTGTAGTTTTTGCTGTTCAGTAACCTCTGCGCTTTTCTTTCCAGTGGTGTCGATGAGAGCAATCTGGCGGAGGTAACTTGTCTCCATTGATTTAAAAGCAGATTCAAGTTTTTTTGCTGAAGTATCAGTTTTTAATTTCCCGTTTGATTCTCCTGCGTCAAGACCATAATCTGTTTTAGATGAAGAATAATCACCTATGGTTGCTGGATATAGAGGTAGGTTATTTCCTGCTTTAAGGATTGCTCGGCGGCGTTCAAGCTCTGATCGTTCAGCCCGTTTCCCTTCCACATCCATTCCTAATCTGTTGAAATCTGCAAGAAAACCTTCGTCATTTAAATCTGCATCAAGGTTTCTTATGCGACGATCAATTTCCTCTATAGATGCATTATCCCCTACTGCCTGTCCCCCTTTGTAAAGATCGATGAGTTTTCCTGCTTCCGCTCCAACCTTAACAAGCCAGGTAGCGAGGTCGACCACGCCACTAACAAGGTTGGTGATACCTTTGATAACTTCAGGGTCTTTAAATACATCACCCATGTCGCTAATTGATTTCTGCAGATTAGAAAGGTCAACCTTTGCTAATCCAGCTGATAATTCAATCTTAACCCCTTTAACTTGGTTTTCCATATCCTCAAAGATTGAATTAACTTTTACGAGACTTTCTATATCGGTATCATCTGGTGCTACGCCAAATTCTTTCGCAGCCTTAATATATTTTTGTAATTTATCACCGCCCTGATCAAGCAAAGGAAGCAACTTAGAGAGATCGTTACCCAAGCTTTCAAGAATAGTAGTCTTTTCAGCGTTTGTTTTAATCTTGCTTAGCGCATCACTTATGGCTAAAAGTTGCTTATCCGGCGATTCACTCGATAATTTTTTAGCTGATAAACCGAGTGCATCCAATGCATCTACAGCCTCACCTGATTTATTCAGTACCGAGTCACCAATTTTATCTCCGATATCTTTAAAAATATCAGCCATTTGATCGCCTGAAACACCTGCTTTTTCTGCAGCATACTGCCAAGCAAGTAATGATTGAGTAGACATGTTGAGCGACTTAGCCCAACGGTCAGACTCAGTAATTTGCCTAGATGTGTTTTTTAACAGGTTGTATCCAGCCACACCTACACCAATAGCAGCGGCGCTTGCTGCAGTTGCTGCCCCTGTGAATGCAACAGCTACAGATTTTGCATCATCTTGAACCTGTTTTCGCCATTTATGCGATGCCCTTTCAGCCTGGCTTAGGCCGCCAACAAAGCCGCCAACTTTGGCAATTAAGTCTATCGTTAATGTACCTAATGATTTACTTGCCACGCTGTCCTCCAGGTAAAAAAAAGCCCCGCAAAGCGAGGCATTTTAATGCTTATTAAATAGTGTAAATATTACTTTTATTTTTTCTTTGCTTGCTCTGGATAATCTGAAACATCAAAATCGAACCCCTGTTCGCCAGATTGATAAAATGTCACTCCAATAGTTATTTTTTTATTGCCCTTGATATATTTTTCGAAAGACTGTGGGTTATCAAGAAAAATCATATCTGACCTTCCAGACGCCTCACTACTTGCAGTCCAGGTTTTTACCTTTCCGTTATCGCCCTTCGTTCTTATTGAGCAATCTGAGTAACCACATACAATCTGCCCTTTAGATATCACGACATAGGCATCAGTACCTTGTTTTCTTTTGCGGAAAACCAAGTTGAGTACAGATCCACCATCAACGTTGTATGGGAATGGGAAATTAACATGGTTTTTCGATGTATTATAAAAAATCTCCCCAACCTCACCAGTAACGCTATCTTTCGTGGGTTGGTTATGCCAGTTAATAACTGTAACTGGTTCTTTTTTTACCTCTACTTCTTTTACGACATCATTTTTCAACTTATCAGTGCTTACCTGAGTGCTACCCACTGTTTGGCTAGGTGCTTCTTTTTTATTGCTTACTTTGCCAATAAACAAAAGAAGGATAAGAACCCCTACAAAAATAAAAAACACCATCATACATCCAGATGGACCTTTGTTTTTTTTTGCTATGGGAGCTCCGCACTTTGGACATGATGCGGCCTTATCAGATACCTGTTCTCCACACTCTTTGCATTTAATTAAAGCCATTCCTTGATCTCCTTGTTTTTAGATAGGGTAGCAAGGAAAGCGTTTCTAATAAATTCTACTTTTCAATTCCACGTCCTCATCGCTTCCTGCAGGCTGATTGGTTCGTTAGCGGCAACGCGCTCTACAGCTGCTATGTGAGGGGCGAAATCAGCAATGCTGAATGCCGGAGTGCTTGTACCTCGATTAACATTAGCCAGCACAGAAGAAATCAGCGCTGCGCCCCATTCCGTCCGCATCATAGGGTTCAGGCTTCCGTATTTTTGACGATACTGAACCCACTGCTGGAACTCAAGGAAGCTAAGGCGTTCCTGCGCTTCTGAAATGGTACGACCACCAATCCCGTTGATGACTAATTCGCACCAGATTTCGTCTTCTGCGCTGAGTCCGTCTTTCCCAGATCGTTAACTTCCTGAATGGCCACCAGCAAAGCCACTGTAAGATTCCCATCCAGTGCGCCACGTTCCGGATCAGCCTCACCTGTTACATCAGCTACGGTAAACACCTGATGCCCGTCTTCGTCACAGATTGAAGCTGCAATACGTCCAGCAACACCATCAATCTTGCCTAACCCGGCGAGGACGTCAGACGTAGCAGTGTGATAACCCAGAGGGCGAACATAGGTTGTGGCAATGTGTTCTTCTCCGTCAGCACCTTTCCATTTAATTTCTTTCTCTACAGGACGACCTGTGAATGCCCCAGCCTTTTTTAATGAATCAAGATTCAGTTTCATTTCTTTCCTCTCGTATTGCGGGGTTTCCCCCGCAAGTTAATAGCTGATTACGATTAACTGGTTGGCTGTGCTTTAGGAACCCAAACACCCTGACCGGAACGCTGAATAGTCGCGGAAGTCTGAACTACTGTATTGGCCTGAAAATCGAATGGAAAATCGGACACATAGCCCTGGAATACATACCAGGTACGAGTGTCAGGAAGAGAAAGACCGTCCACTGCGTCAGGAGTGCCAGAAGTAGCCGCAGTAGGTTCTTCAGTACCATCAGCCCAGCCGATAGCAAAGGTCAGGTTTGTCTGGTCGCTTGATTCAGCAAGATTGCTCAGCATGACGTGACTGGCGTTTGCCGGGTCAGCGTTAAGTGCAACCGTAGCCTGCCCTGGGGTGCGCAACCCTTTTTTGTAGGAACGTGTGTTGGTTTCACTCAGACAGGTATCTTCAATCTGATCTGCTGGGCTACTGCCAGGTGAAAAAGAAGTGATGCATTCTATTTCCTGTACCACACCGTTATTCAGCATGTACATCTGAGTGCCTTGAGTCACTACTGACATAATTATCTCCGGGTATAAAAAAACCGGCTCAAGGCCGGTTGTGGAAGGTTTGTTATCGGTTGACTATCCAGTCAACGTCGAAAGAATATCGATACCTGAGTGTTTCAGGGTCTCGTGTTTGATTTCCCCATCGAACAATGTTGGCTTTTACCTCAATCGCATTACGCATGGCTTTAGCGACAGCAATAGCCTCATCAGGAGTATCGGCATAGATATCAACCTGAAGCGAATACATGTCCGCATCTGGTCGTTGGTTGAGGAAATTTTCAGGAGAGCCGCTAATGCTCTGCCAGACGGCGTATGGATAAACAACGTTATCGTCCTGAATGCCGAAAGGATAAATTCTTACCGGATTGTTTCCGAGTAAAGCAGTGATTTCAGGACTCGACGCGCAAACAGGAAAAATAGGAGCAATCATGCCGTCTCTCCTTTCTTCTGTGCTCGTTTGATAGCTCGGTCAATCCCCGCTTCGTAGTTAACAGAGAAGGTGTTGAAAACCTCTATCAGTCTGGAATTTGCAGCAGCACGAACGAGCGGTTTTGCTGCCATCTTTTCAGTGCCAAACTCCAGAAGGCGCCAGTGAGGGGTGGGAGCATCTTTCGCAGTGCTTGGATGCTTTTTTAATACGGCTCCCTGAAGAATGCCTATCCTGAATGCAAGATCACCGGTTTGTTTAAACATACGACCATTCCAGCGCAGCGCGGCATTATCAGCAATGCTACGGGCAGTGTGTGGATCGTCGAGTCGTTCTGCGTTTCTCTTTATCTGGGTTACGATAACGTTTCCCGCTTTTCTGAGTGCCGAACGCCCTGTTTTCCGTTTGGTTTCCGTAGTAATGGCTTCTAACTTACCAAGCAGTGAATCTACGCCTTCAAGCTTAAACTCAATGCTGTCAGCCATCTTTAACCCCCTCAGAACATGGAAGTGTCAGGTATTCAAGTCCGCTATTCGGGTCAGGTAAAATCCCTTCAACGCTGTATATTTTTCCACGGAAGAGGATGCGGTCTTTCTCCTGAATATCATCCCGAAAACGAATGGTGATTCTGGCAGTAACTTTTACGTTAGCGGCTTGAGCTGTAATGAAGTCACGGACTGATGAAGAAACCACGCTGGCATAAACATCTGCCAGGTTGTTCCAGGTATATTCCATTGCCCCTGTGGTTGGTGACTGGACGCCAGTTCGTCGCTGAATAGTGATACGGTGACGCAGTTTAGCAAACTCCACGATTACCTCGGCTTACCATCAAGATAGGTCTGCGGTGGTAGCTCATCATCAATTTCATCAACGAGCGTTTTTGCAATCAGAGATATCAGTGTTTCATCAGCCAGAGCCAAACGGTTTATCGCTTCTGCCTGTTTCAGTTGAGACGTTGCCAGCGCTTTCAGTGCCGCCGTTAGTTCGTTTACCTGCTGCTCGTTCATAGGCAATCCTCGTCCACTTTTTAATCCACTCGCGCCGTCTGGCGCATCCTGCGCATGCCATACCTGCCCCTTAAATAATTGTCGGTTTACGGAGGTCGTAAATCAGCATTGAAACAGAAAACGGAAGTTCGCCCTGCTTCAACTTGTCCTCCTCTTCGCCGCCACGGTTACGGTCAAGATAGCCAAGCAGAACCAGCAAAGCTGTCTGAACGCGAGTAAGCGGCTCACCATCAATTAGTTTTCCTGAATTATCCACGACTAACGCGCGACTTCCCTGAATGTAGGAAAGTATTGCTGCGCTGCCACCCTGAATTTTTAAGGTAAGGTCTGAATCTCCGTAATCGTCGTCAATACGGAGATGCAACTTAGCCTCTTCGAGCGAAACCAGTTCGATCATGGCTTATCCCTCAGATCTCGCCCTTTCTTAACAGCAAGCGTCCATCCTTTCGATCCTGTCTCACCAGGCTTGTCGCATGTTTTCTCGTTGCAATGCCACATACAACCACCCCATGTGACCGTATCGCCAGGTTGATATTCGGTACCAGATTTGAATACATCGCGATAGATAGTTACCGGGATGTCAAAGGACTTAACTTCAACAGTACCGCTTGCTCTTTCGAGAGAAATTGAGAAGGTTCGCTGGTTATCTTGTTTGATATCAATGCCCGACACACCGTCAACAATACATTCCCAGCCCCGCATGCCGTGCGTCTTTTCGTGGGAGCGCCAAAGTCCGCCTTTGTGAGTCGCATAGGTACCGCGCGGATAGTTTTTTTTCTCATCGATGAATGGTTCAAGCTCTATTGCAAGAGCGTCACGACCATCGGAACCAGGTTCAGGAACAGGAATCTTTGACAACAAATCCTGAGCGAGCTTTTCAACATCTACCGGCTCAGGAATTAACGCATTAACTACCTCTTCGACAAGGGGACGCAGATCATCAACCGTGACGCTTTTACCATCCTTGGGTACTGGAATTGATTCAAAAGCCTGCTTCACCGCGCTTTCGGTAGCATCGGCGATAATCTGGTTCAAGTCTGGTAGTTCTGGTGCCTTCGGTAATTCAATTTCACTTACAGCATCGGCAACCATTTTAGATACATCTGGTATTTCTACTGGTTGGAATTCTGGAATTGACTGACGAACCTCTTCCAGTTGCTTCTCCAGATTACTGGCTGTTTTCTCCAGCGCTTGCTGAAAGTCATCTGCCATTTTTTTAATGGCTGATCCAAACTCTTCGCCAAGCGCCTTAATCAGGGATATTTCACGTTCATTCATTTTGTTAATAATCCTCTGAGCATTGTTTTCGCTGCGAAAAGTTCAGCCTCACTGAGCGACTTTCCACTTTCATCAACAGGTGAAGTCGCTGTCTGCGTTTGTTGCGTCCCTTTCGCGAATGGGTCTTCTGATGCATCGCGTTTGGCCAGTGCAGCCAGGCTGTAGTTTTGCTGCTGCAGGAAGAGAGAATCACCACCTTCAACAGGAGGTAGGTTTTCACTTTTACGAGCTTCGTTTGGAGTAAGAATGGTGTTTTTGACGCCATCACCCAACGCTTTCATTCTGCGTTCGCTGTCCATGCGTAATAGTGCTCCGATATCAAGCTCAACCCGCTTTTTTACACCAAGTTCGAAAGCTTCTTTCAGGAGCGACTCGATAGACTCAATCAGCACCTGCAAGCACTGTGAGTAATATTGCTGCTCAAGTGCTTCAACGTTGTCAGAGCTGGGTATTTCTCCTACGCCAGCCTTATATGCCGGAACGTGGAAAGCTGAGCAAACCATTTCAGCAGAGAGTTTCTGCTGCTCAACAGTCTGTGCATCAACTGCTGACATGGTGATCGCTTTGTATTCTGCACCACCGGATAAGAGGCCAGTTTTCCCTGCATTCTCTCCGGTATACCCCACATCCCATGCTTCTTTTATTTCTTTGGCTTTGGCTGCATCTACAGCACCAGGAATAGTAATGACCCCACTGGGTTTCCCGCCGTTCTTAAAGAAGAATGCAGAGCTTTCCTGTATGTGTTTCCCCTGCATCGCCGCGAGGCCACAGGCATAAATAGGCGAAATACCAATCAGTGGATGGAACAGGCAGTTAAAACGGTCGTGAATTATTTCGCGAGCCGGTACGGTTACCTGTGTCGGTAACCCGCTAATCTGGTCTGGACTAATTTGATAAAAGACAGAACCATCATCAGCTACAAGTGGAGTGACTTTATCCGGATCAAGAATACGAAGTTCTGTAATCTTACCGGCATTGTTTTTTACCTTCATCACGTAGGTGTTACCGCGTGAAAGCTTTGAATTCATCCATGTTTCAAAAAACTGAATTGTGTTTTGAAACTGGTTTGGCTTACCGATTAGTGTGTCGAAATTAGCATCAGTAACTTCTTTCCAGATGCCATCAGAATCTTTGGCCTGAATGGCTGGCGACATCTTTGAAATATCACTGGCAATCAGG